CATCCAGCACCACCCGGATGATGCCCTTCAGGAACCGCTTCAGCCGTTTTTCCAGCTTTTCTGCCTTCAGTTCCAACAGGGTGTATCTGGATCTGATGACCACATTGGTGATGTTTCCATCACCCATCTGGGAAGAATTGAAGGCCATACCGAACCGGTAAATGTTCTTTTCATCTTCATCAGCCTTGGTCTTTCTGGCCTGATAGGGGACATCCACAGTCAGCACTTCCAGACCACCATTAGAATCCACACCCATGATTTTCTTGGTCTTGATGTTCTGCTGAAGTTCAGACAGATCATCACCATTGAATCCCTTCACCAGATGGATGGGGGTGTCAAAGTCCTGAAGGTTATTGGACAGGCCACATTCCATCATGTCATAGTCATCAATCAGACCCTTGATGGGCTTCAGGGCACTGAACTGTTTCATGTTGTAGTCCAGCCGCCAGAAGGGAATGAATCCCAGACTGTCACCGTACATGGCACCGGTCTTGGGATCCGTCCAGACAATGTTGGGACGGGGATTGATCAGCTGGTTGTCATCCAGCAGGATCTTCCCATCATCCACCTGCACATAGAACCAGATCTGATCCTTGTCATGGATCTGAATCCGCTTGATCCGCTTCCGGTCTTTGCCAATCCGTTCCACATACCAGTAGATGACATATTCACAGCCATCATCAGTATCCTTGGCACGGACTTCCACAACACCCAGACTGTCAGCATGTTGGAATGCAAGTCTGTCTTCATGGTTTTTGAATCCATACAGATAGTCAAAACCCTTGGCCGTGGTGCCGGTGATGACTTCAGCCATTTCAGCCCAGAATTCATCATCAAAGTACACATCCAGATGATCCTGAAGACCTTCCGCTGTGTTCTTGGCCTGAATGGGGTTTTCTTCAAAGGACAGGATGAATGCAGTCAGCTGATCCACATGTTCCGTGAAGAAGGGATGACAGATCCGGCTGTTGGATCTTGCCTTGTCTTCCACAAGGATGCCATCCGTGTTGTAGTAAAACACCCTATAATTCAGGATGTCATGTTCTGCTTCATAGTACCGCTGGCCAACAGCGGCCTGTCTTTTCTTTTCAGATGTGGCATCATCATCAATCAGCCACTTGATTTCAGCTTCTGTCAGCACATTAGTTCACCCCTTATGCAGTAGTGTCAGATGCAGGGAAGCTGATCTTCAGGGTGTAGGGGTCAAACAATGCCACGGCACCTGCAGTGCAGGGGACGGGTTCTTCCAGTGCACCATAGAAGAAAATGCCGGCAGTTTCACCAACCGTGCCGGAAGAAGACAGGAAGAATCCCTTGGCATCCACCCAGTCACCGGTGGCCTTTGTCCAGTTGATCTGTTTGGTATTCTGGATCATCCGTCCGGAAGCGGATCCCATCACATCAGGGTATGTCTGACCCTTCTGGGAAATCAGAACACGGGAATAGCCGCCGCCCGAAAGTTCCGTGATTGCGCCGTTGTCCGCTTCCGGGTCATTGGAACACAGACCGATGTAGACAGCGGAAGGGGCTGTCAACTGTGCGGTCTTGGACAGCGCATAGTTCAAAATGTTGTTTGCGTATGTAGTAGTAAAAGGCATTTTGTTTCAACTCCTTTTTGATTAGGTCAAGCCAGCGATGGCGAACCACTTATAAGTTGCGTCTGATACAGTCGGGGCATAGCTCAGACCGAAAGTAAAATCTGTTTCGGTAATTGTACCGAAGCCCGTCATTTTTTTCAGGGTGCTTGTGTTTGCATCAGTTCTAGTTACGGTTATTGTTTGCAACCTATAAAACCCTCCACCCATAGCCGTCCAGAAATCACTGCTAAAGCCATAACCACTCCAAGCATACGTAGTACCATCGATGGGCGCACCGCCTGCAACGGCGGTGTTATCAACGAATATCATGTCAGGAATAAGCCCTAAGTTATGAGGGATTGTCGCTATCCCGCCGGTTCCGGTGAAAGTTCCTGCGGCCATTTTTACATTTCCACCAGCCGCCAAAGTTCCGATAATTCCAGCAATGTCCACACCCTCGGCAATGTTTTCTGGGATTAGGTTAGACGGGACTGGAATGTTCACCTTATTGAACACCGTGCCATCTTCCGGGATGACTTCCACCGTACCATTGGCAAAGTTGGTGGATTCATCGTCAAGGTCAACGGTCAATTCCACATCTTTTGCAATCGTGTCAGAATCAACAAAGTCCGCTGTCCCACCGTCCATCGTATTCACTTTGATAATGTCAACACCGGGATATTGTACATCTGCACCATTCCGGTCTTTCAATACGATGTCAGCCATTAAATCACCTTCAATTCATTTTCAGTCTGGGGATCCGTCTGGGCAAAGACAAGGGACAGAACACCATTCTGATTGATGTTGTTTGCCCAGTACACACTGTCTTCTTCCAGATCCACTTCCACAGTATCAGCAGACTGCACACCGCTGAACACTTGAAAGATTGTCAGTGCCCCATCTTCATATTCAGGCAGGAACCATGTAAACAGTCCAGCCTTGGTTGCCATCTTGATTTCATCCTGAACACCTACATCAGCCGCTGTTCCGGTGGATCCAGTTGCTGTGTCTGCCGTGGTGAAGGATGTTTCCACAGCTGGGATGTCAACCGTGGGTGCAGAAGACCCCAGTGCATCATGATCATTGGTGAAGCTGTTGAACCTACTTTCTGCAATGGCAGACTTGACCGCTTCTGCCACAGACTTGCGGAACACCTTCATGGTTTCAGCAAACTTGGCCACAGCACTATCAGCGGCAGTCAGACCGGCCACATGATGCATCAGAATATCACGGATATGTCTGAATGGTGCCCGTGCATATGCCACCAGACCGGCAAGCACTGAAAAGCGGATCTTCCCATTCACCTTTACTTCAGCCACAGGATCAGCGGACAGGGGTGCTTCTTTGCTGGCCTGAATTGCAGTGTCAGATTCCATTTCCTTGGCCGGTGCAGTACCCAGAACGGCAACACACCAATCAAAAAACCGCACCACAGCGGCAAGGAAGACATATCTGACGGACAGCCGCTTCACGGATCCACCAAAAGTGCCTTGCCTTTCCATTTCACCCTTCAATGCATTGATGCACCGGATCCGCACATTTCCAACCACGGTGATGGGGGAAATCTGGACAGATAGCTTCTTTTTGGGTTCAAATTTACCCTTGGGTGTTTCTACCTGCTGGAATCTGCCCTTGTAGATACTCATGCACCATCACCCAGTTCCGTGATGTTGGGCTTGATTTCAAAGACACTGGCTTCAATGACATTGAAGAACACATTGGCACCATGCTGAAGGCCAACATCATAGAAATATTTACCGGGTTCAAGATCCGCAGTATCAGCCGGGGTCAGTTCCAGATAATAGGTGCCATCATCCACACTGTGTGTGATGGTCTTGATCAACACACGGTCTTCATCCTTGGGTCTTTTCTTGACACCAAAAACCAACACCTGACCGGATTCAATGATAAAAGGATCCCCGTCTGCATCGGTCACCACAAGGCCAAACACATTGGATGTTCCCCGGACAATAGAAAGATCTTGCTTCATAGTTTTCACCCCTTAAATTCAAAAACAGCAAAGATGCAAGCACCATAGGCGGTTCCTATATCACCGCCGGCAGGAGGTAGACCAATTTCCCGGACTTCCCCCAAACATACCAAAACAGGGAAGACCGCTGGTGCTGTACATATTGCCGGTCAAATAAGCCATTTATTTTTCTGAATGAACCGTTCCAGTGCATAACGCATGGCATCCATCAGGTGATCATCACCTTCAGGTTCATTCAGGGATTTTCCAAACTTGTCTTTTTTCCACTGGTATTGGCTGATTTCAGTCAGGAAGTTGACACACCGTGGATGGATAATGATTTCCATGTCCTGAATCCACTGGATGCCATTGTTGACTGAATCCTTGCCCTTCTTGGCACCTTTAATCCGTGTCAGACCCAGCCCCTTCAGCTGATCAATGGACTTGGGTTCAGCACAGTCACCGGTGATCTGTTCCTTGGCATATCCCATCCGGCTGACTTCTTGGAAGATGGCCGCATTGGACATGCCCTTCTTGTACATTTCATCCCAGACATAGATCCTTCTGTGTTCCAGTGAAACAAAACCACAGAACAATGCACTGGGGTCATTGGTGTAGCCAAAGTCCAAACCAAAAGCGGATTGCACATCCTTGGGAAGATCCTGCAATGTGAATGCCTGTTCTGTCCATTTCTCATAGATCAGACCATCAATCACACCCCAGTTGCCATCACCAGCAACGCTGAATCTTCTGGGGTTCTGCCGCTTCATCCGTTCAAATTCTTGCCGGTCAGCTTCAGACAGCCATTCATTGCACCGGTATGTGGTGGTCAATGCAAGGATGTCCGGATCATCCACATCAAAAAACCTTGCCTTGATCCATGTCCGGTCAGACCATGGGTTGAATGTCAGGGTGATCTGCTTCCACAGGCCATCCGGACAATCACCCAGCATGGATTCAGCAAGGGTGTCAAAGTCTTCTTCCTTGGTTATTTCATAGGCTTCTTCAATCCACATCCATGACAGGACACCCACTTCCACAGCAATGGATGTGATCTTCAGGGGATCATCCAAGCCACGGAAATAGATCTTCTGTCCGGTGGGAATGTATGTCATTTCAAGTGGTGATTCCTTGACCTGCCACAGATGTTCAACCTGCAACCGCTTGATTGCCCACTTCAATTCAGTGAAACAGGAATCCTTCAATGTCCGGTATGTCTTTCTGACCACCAGCATGTTGGATCCGGCATACTTCATGATGTTGTAGATTGTCCACAGTGCCATGGTCTTGGACTTCTTGGATCTTCTGGATCCCTTGACCACACGATAACGGCCACGGAAGTTCCAGAAGGTTGCATATCCCTTGCCCACCACATCAGGCAGGTGGATCCGCTGATGTTTAGTCTTCATAGGCAATCAGCCGCCTTGAATGCTTCCATCAGCTTGGGCATCTGGATTGCAAACCAGTCCACCATTTCTTCATTCTTTGCCCATGCATCAGTGGAATGGGAATTCCATTCAAGGCCGGATTCATTCAGGAAGGCATGAATCAGTTCATGCCGCATGGTTTCCTTTTCCTGATGGGTGATACGGGCTTCAGATTCTTCCTTCCATTCCGGGACGGTCTTCAGATCCAGCAGGACAATCCGCTTCAGGATGCCATCACAATAGCCACCAAAGTGCATCTTGTCCATGTATTCATCCTGACCGGCCTTCACCCGGATGATGTCATATTTTGTTCCAAGCACACTAATCTTCAAGGGAATCTTCACCACCAAACACAGGGATGACCACATTGATGTTGGCCTTGGTGTCAAAAGCACCTTGCATCTTGCCCAGCGTTTCAGCCGCTTTTATGCGGTCTTTGCTGGGTGTCCGGACTTTCATGATGATGGCTTCAGATACACCATCACCACAGCCTTCAGTGACCACCACATCTTCAGTGGTTTCACCCCGGATCACAGTGGTCAGGAATTCTTGGATCTCCCGGATCCCGGCAATCTTTTCAGATGCCATTTCTTCAGCCAATTCCTTCAGTCTGGCCTGAACCTTATCATTTTTCAGCAGACGGTTGGCATTGGCATAGACAGACCGTTCAGTTTTGGCATCATAACCGGCAACCTTGTAGGATTCTGTTGCATTGCCGGTCTTGGCATAATGCAGACAGAATGCTTCCTGCTTGACATTCAGCAATGCAATCACATCCTTTCAACGAAAAAAGCACCGCCCCAGAAGGACAGTGCTTTTTATATCTTTACACCTTATACTATACCATGGGTATAGTATAACATTCTATCTCACCGGCCAAAATTTCCAGACCTTTTTTCCGGTATCTCCACACCTGCATATAAGACTTGCCCATGTCAGCGGCAACTTCTTCCCAAGTCATATACCGGATATAATGCCGATGCAGTGCACCATATTCCTTGGCCGGTAACTTCTCCAATGCGGCCACCACACTGGCCTTGTAATCCACAAAGAAGTCCACCAGTTCATCAGTTTCCTGTGCCAGATCTGCCAGTTTTGCCGCAATATTGCCCACTTTGTCAGAAACACCGCCGCCATGGGGCATCCCGGTCATTTCTGGGGTGATCTTTGTGGCCATTGTCCACAGCTGATCCCTTTCAGCACACTTGGCATCAATCAGTTCATCCAGCTTCTTGACCTGATCCAGCCAATCAGACACTGCTTGGACATCCCGGACACCATCATGGACACCTTGGACAGCATCTTGGACAGATTCTGATAACTTTTCCATTGCTTATCACCTCACAAAACCGCAAAAATACGGTATTTTTCAAACTTCTGACCTTGTATCACTCAATGGGTGTCCAAGATGTCCAAGATAGTTCCTTATTTCTTATATATTTATTATTTTTCACTTTGCCCATCAAAAAGCTATGATTTTATTAAAAATATAAAAGAAGTTAAAAACATCTTGGACATCTTGGACATCTTGGACAACCGCACCAAAAAGTAATTAAAACCCCATGAAATCAATGTATTTCACAAACTTTAATTCTTCTTTTTTGTCCGGGATGTGTCCATGATCACCCGGACACCAGTCAGATCTTCAGCAATCTTCATGACTTCAGCCAGTGATGTTTCACCATTCTGAACGGATTCAAACCAGATCAGTGCATAATCCATGAAGCGGCTTCCACGGATCCGGCCAAAACCAAACTTGTCATGTAACACCATCAACGGGATTGACATGAACATCCGGAATGCCTTTTCCGTTGCTTCATTGGCGGCATCTTTCTTCATCTGATCAATCTGATCCTGTGTCAGCGTGTAGACCTTGGGCTTTTCCTGCCGCTTCTGCCGCCTTCTTTCAGCCCTGTTTGCCATTCCGGTCACCCCTGATCTTGATCTTCATCAGTGCAATGGCAACCATAAGGGCACTTGTTTCACCAATCAGGACAGCCGCCACACCGCACCAAAAAGAAACTAACATGTCATTCATAGAAATTTCACCCCTTGCATCTTCTGTCTGATCCAGACAGTTTTCTATAACTTCCACATCCGGTTCACACTGTGATTCCGATGTGATCACTTCCACAGTTGGTTCACACCGGGATTCTGACATGATCACTTCCGCTGGTTCAGATCCTTTTCCCGGAAGAACCATGCCAGAATCACCCGGCACTTCTGTTCCAATCCCGTTCCCCTTGGTCAATTCTTCAATGGGTGCCGGGATGGAACTGAAGATTGCCACCAGCACAACAGTCACCAGCAATGCAATGAAAAAATCTTTCACACGGCATCAACCACCATACACCTGCCGGTAGCCTTGCAGGATCATCTTCCGGTAGATTTCCCGGACTTCAGGGGTCTGCACCCGGTTGTAGATCTCCACCCATGCCGGATGGAATTTTTCAGCCCATGCAACGGCCTTCCACCATTCCAACTTGGCCTTCACCACATACTTGGCCATGTGCCACAGCTGTTCAAGGTAGCTGGTTTTCCTGTATGCCATCAGCGGTCACCCCTTCTGGATAATGGGGATAAACTGGAACATCCATGCTTCATCACAGATGATCACCACATTGCCGTCTTCATTGATGGTGGCCACTTCAAGGAATTGGGGCTTCACGGTTTTTCCCGGTTCCGGGCATTGGTTTTCCCTGAACATAACTGACATGATGGAAAGGGCATTCAGCACCTTTTCCCCATAGACCACTTTGAATCTTGAAACATCAATATTCATTTTCCACACCCCTTAGTCTTCAGAAATGAAGGTGACAGGGATGATCATTTCAGGCAGGAAGTTGACTTCATAGTGATAGGGATCCACATAGGCACCGGTCACATCTTCCACCACATAGATGACCCATTCATTCAGATAGACAAAATGCTTCTTGTAGACACCGGGGGCAGTTTCCACAATGACTTCCAGTTCCCCAGACATATTGTTATCAAGGGCAAAGTTGCCGATCAGTTCAAAGACAGGTTCATCTGTCCGGGCATTGATCACGGCCAGCCGCCGGGTGACATTGAAGTTGTCAGCTTGCTGGGACACATTGTAGGAAACACGGTCAGCTTGTGTGTCACAGCCGGCAAGGATGGTGACCATCATGATGGCCAACAGGATGATTGCAATCAGTTTCTTCATGATAGTTTCCTTTCTTTATTCACCCACAATGATTTCACTGTGGGGCAGGGTCTGGATCCAGTCACAGAAGGTGTGCCATTCATCCAGCTTGTGATTCTTCCGGCTGTGGTAGATGTTCACCAGCACTTCATAATTCAGCAGGACAGTCCGCTTCTGGTTGTAGCTGGTGGGCAGAAGCTGGATCATCTGCCACCATGCATCTTTGTCCTTGGTTTCAAGGAATTCTTCCCGTGCCACATTCAGACAGGTGATGATGGCCTTCATCAGTTCAATGTTGCCATACTCACCACCGGACAGATGTTCACAGCTGAAGTCATCCAGCGTGAATTCCTTGGCATGGATCTTGTGCATGGTAGAACAGGAGTTGGCCACAGTGCCCACCTTGTAGGTGTCAAATTCCTTCCACCAGTAGAAGGGGGCAGTGATGTCACACATCACGGTGATCATCCGTCTGTACTTAGCATGAACGGCACCACCCTTGGCCAGATTCATCATCAGCTGGTGGTCATTCTCACCCAGCAGGAAGACCGGCACATCTTCATGGTTGTGACAGAATGTGGTGCACCCATCATGTTCATCCTCAAACAGATGACACTTGGGACAATCCTGATCCGTGTCACCATTTCCGGTACAAGTGTAGCTGTCAGACTTGTCCCAGCTGTTCATGGGATTCCGCATACCTCGGATGATTGCATCCCACTGTTCAGGGGACGGCAGGACGGTTTTTTCAATTTTCAACATCTTGATTTTCCTTTCTTACAGTTACCAAACAGTTGGTACAGGCTTGCTGACCTTCCGGGATAGTTGCACCACAGCAGATGCAGGTGTCTTCATTCTTCACCTGCCGGTAGTCATTCAGTTCCGGCTTGTGAATACATGTCCACATGGCACACATGATGTTCCAGCAGAATGCCCGGTTGTGGGGTTCATCCTCGTCACCCCTTGCCCACTTCAAATAGTGCCGGATGCCACTGTTGATGAAGGACTTGACCGGAAGCCCCTTCTGCCAGTTGTGTTCCCCGTACTTTTCAGCACCTTCTTCAAAATGCTTGGACACATCCAGAAGCATGTCGGGATAATTGGATCCAGCAAAGACATCCAGTGCAATCCGCAAATACCCACGGTCACCCGTCATCATGAAGTTTGCAACATGGGCAATGACGGGATCACCAGTGATTTCAGCCACCACATCCAGCGGCATCAGGTCACACCGGCCTTTTCCCTTTTGGATGTCCCGGACGGCACCGGAATCAAATTCCGTCCGGGATCCGCTGTCTTTAATACTCAATTTACAAACACCCTTGCCTTTCTTCCGTTGATCCGCTTATCCTTGACCATGCAATTCAGCTGTCTGGTGATTTCCTTGCTGAAGTTGGCCAGACCCATGCACTGGAAGCCATTATCATGGCAGAAGATTTCATACATGGAATGAACCAGCTTGGTTTCCTGATTGATGATTTCTTCCTTTTCCGTTTCGGCCAAAAATAGCAGAATTGGGTTGTTATATTCGGTATATTCCTTCAGTTCCTGATCCACCTTGCTGGACTGGGTGAAGGAATGATTGATCAGAATCTGCTTCAGACCGTCAATGCCGATCTTCACCAGATATTCCATGACTTCCTGATCCTTCAGCTTGACGGCAATCCAAGGATCATAGTCCGGATCATTTTTGCTGAAGGTTGCATTGAATGGGATGATCACCATTCTTCTTAGGACTGCACCGGTTCTGTCCTTCATCCGGGGGATCTGGTTGGCACTGAAGATCAGCTTCACAAAAGGCTTGTAGAAGAACAATTCAGTGCCCTTGTTTTCAGCCTTCAGCATGTTGCCGGACACAATCTTCTTGAAGTGGGCAATGGCCTTGCCCCGTAGGAATTCATCAGAAATGTCATCACCAATGTTGGCCAGCTTGCCAAACATGGTGGCCGGTGCAAAGCGTTCTTCCAGTTCATCCAGACCCAGATTGGAAGTGTTCTGGGTGCCCAGCACATCCTGAAGCATCTGAAGGAATGTGGACTTACCATTGGCCTTTTCACCGGTCAGGAACATGGACACAGACAGTTCATTCCGTCTGTAAAAACAGTAACCGATGCATTCAGCCAGCAATTCACGGATTTCAGGATCATGACAGGCCATCTTGTTCAGGGTGGTGTCTGCAATGGCACTGTAAACTTCAGGCCGGTAATTCCACGGGATCTGATTGGTGATCACCATGTCCGGGGAAAAACCAGTCAGCGTGTCAGTGGCAATGTTGTAGACACCATTCTTGAATGCAATCAGGTTGGCATCTGCCACCGGGGAATTGTCCGGGCACATGACTTCAATGTACTTCAGCACTTCCTTCCGCTGGGAATCCTTCATCTGGGGATATGCCTTCAGCATCATGAATTCAATGTTCCGGTAGCCGGCACAATAGATCCCATCCTTGTACACATGAAGCTGACCATTGATCCGCTTGATGTGGTGCTGGTTGATCATCCAGTTGGCAAAAGAATCATGCAGGAACTTCTTGCCTTCAAAGAAGATGGGCTTTTCAAAGGCTTCATCCCGTAGGATCACATCCAGTTCACTGTCATCCAGCGGTTCCGGAAGGACATAATTGTTGATGATCCGGATGGTTTCCCGGCACTGATCATTGGTCATGGCCAGCTGGGTCTGCAACACCAGAATGTAGCCATAGAAGTCATTGTTCCGGCTGACCGTCTGGGTGAAGTCCATCTTGGTGTTGACCGGGTGCATCCAGATGGGCAGTTCATCATATTTACCCATTTCTGGGTTTTCGTCTCCCCATTCACAGAAGCGTTCTTCACCGTCAACCTTCAGCACTTCAGGCATTCCACCGGTCTTGATGTCCGCTGTCAGACCACAGGCCAGCTTCAGACCGGTGCCGCATTTCTCCACACCGCTGTTCCGGAAGGTGAAATGTTTGCCACGGGTGGTGCAGGTCACCCGGCACCGGATCTGCAAGTCTTCAACAATAGTCATCATTTTTTCAGCAGATTCTGCATCATCCACATCAATCATGATGCAATCTTCACGCAAAACACCGGCAAAAGATGATTCTTGCTGAATTTCTGCATAGGATCTGAAGCTGTTCAGACCCTTGTATTTTTCCATGGGTTGCTTGCCATCGGTGGCAATGAATCCCTTATATAATCCACTCATACAATCAACCCCTTCAAAATATCACGCATGGACTGCCGCCTTTTCAGCATCCGTCTGGCACCGTTCAGATGCCGTTGTTTCAGCCGCATCTGTTCCCGGCAATACTTGGGTGCTAAGACGGTTCTGACCCGGCCTTCTGCCTTCATCTGGTATTCATTCACTTCCGCTTCCAGATCCTTGATGGCCTGTTCATTGGCTTGGATCTGATCTTCCAACAGCTGAAGGAAGGCTTGCTGATCTTCTGACAGCCCGTGCTGGGCAAACAGCTTGACCCACTTCCGATAGTTGGTCATGGGCATGTCAAGGATCATGATTTCTGCATCCACGGTGATCTTGCCATTCCAATGGTTAAACTTGATTATCAACTTTCAATCACATCCTTCACAAAGACTGACCGCATTCCACCAGCGGTATCCCGGCAATCACTGCACCGGGTGGTTCTGCCTTTCCGCAGATTGTCAGACCTGACAATTAGATAGTTTCCACAGTCACACCGGCACAACCAGTGGGTGTTGTGACATCCCTTGGTCTTCCGGGGACTGTATTCAATGACCTTCAGATGGTCAAACCGCTGACCGGTCAAGTCTATCAATCTATTCATAGAATCACCCCAAAGTCTGA